ACTACACTAACCCCGCTGGCAACGAGCGTATCGTTGTGGACTTTTACAGATCAACTCACGAACATTCATGTCCTAACTCAAAATGTAGTGAGGCAGTTATCAGGAAGCTGACGAGTGAAACGATAACTGGGTGGTAAGGCAACCATCACTTCACATTATAATGGAGTCTCCTCGAAACATTAACGGAAACATAAAGGAGGAAAGGCCGGCAACTGCTTAAGTAGTTCCGGCCTTTTTTATACGTGTTATTACTTGAGCTTATACAAAACATAACTTCCAGGTAGTATACCAAAAATATACCTTGACTTTTCGTTCTATTTCTACTATAATATAGTCTTCCATAGGGGTGTTCTAAACACAAGAAATGTAAGGAGTCATCATGCTAACTGTAAGTCAGATCGCAATCTTTATTTTCTGTATGGCCGGAGCCGGGATTAGCAGTTGGAATCTAGGGCGCAAAGATGGAATTGAAGCAACAGTAGAGTTTTTGATAGACAAAGGCATACTCGAAGTAGAAGAAGAATAACCCTTTCCCCGAGCATATTTACCTTACCGGCAAAGAAGTTGGGAAATTAGCTCGGCAGTCAAAAATTAAAAAGCCCGTCGAAAGACGACATCGGAGATAAATTTGAAGAAGTTAGTAACACTTTTACTGGTAGCTACAATGCCAGTACTGGCAGAGGAACCAGAAGACCCTCACCTTAACCCTAACCTAGAAGAAGTAATAGTTACAGGTTATACATTGGACACAGAAGAACTTCGCGGACGATTGATAGTAGGACTCGGAGGAGCATATCTGCTTCATGAATACGACAAGACTAGAGATGAATGGCGGTTTATACGAGCGTCAAATCAAAAACCTAAAGAGGATAAGTAATGGATAAAGCACAAGTTTATAGACAGCTAGAGGTTGATGAAGGAGTAGTACATGAAATTTATTTGGACCATCTTGGGTACCCGACTTTCGGAATTGGGCATCTCGTGCGTGAGTCAGATCCAGAGCACGGACAGCCAGTTGGAACCCCCATCCCAAACCATAGAGTATTGGAAGTCTTTGAGCGAGATCTCGAAGTGGCTATAAGCGAATGCTGTGTTCTTTATGGCGCGGACGTCTGGGAAGCATTTCCTGGAGAAGTACAAGAAATTCTAGTAAATATGATGTTCAATCTTGGACGCCCTCGCCTCGGTAAATTTAAAAAGATGAACGCAAATCTTGAGATCGGAGAATGGGCTAATGCCGCAGTAGAAGGCCGAGATAGCTTGTGGTACCGTCAAGTTGGTAACAGAGCAGAAAGACTAATGACAAGGTTGGAGAACGTATGATAGACTTGGATAAGCCATTTCAGGTGTCTTATCACGCAATTCATTTTGGTAAGGCACGAGAGCGACAAACAATCTTCGAAGATTTAGAGGTGGCCGTTAAGTTTGCAGAGAAAGTAGCTGATGAAGGTTATCTTCCTGTATACGTTAAAGATCGGTTTACGGGAGATGTTTTGTACGACGTTTAGACACAACATAAAAAATTTCTTGACATTCGACGTATTCTTTAGTATAATACCCACTTAATCGAATAATAGGAGTTTTCCAATGGCAATTCATTGTACCGAAGCAGAGCGGCACAGCTACGAAGAGACAGGTTATTGGCGGTCTTTACCAGAGCTAGTGCCCTCTGTAGTTTTTCACACACGTCAGCGTCATCCTGATACTGACGAATACATTTGGGTAGATATTAATACTTTTGACTTGTTTGCTAAGAAGCGAGTATTATTTTTCTCTCTACCCGGTGCTTTTACACCCACTTGTTCAACCTTTCAGCTTCCTGACTTTGAAGCTATGGCTCAAGAGTTTTATGATGAAGGTATCGACCTCATCTGCTGTATCTCTGTCAATGACAGTTTTGTAATGAACGCATGGGCAAAAGCAAACAACTTAAAAGAAATTCTAGTAATTCCCGACGGCAGTTTTAAGTTTACTGAAGGCATGAATATGCTTGTAGACAAAGACAATCTGGGATTTGGCCGTCGTTCTTGGAGATATGCCTGCGTGGTAGACAACGGTAATATTACCGATTGGTTTATAGAAGAAGGTCGGGAGGACAACTGTAAAACTGATCCTTATATGTTCACTAATCCTCAATTTATTCTCAATAAGCTACGAGGCGAATAGTGAACCTATTTTACCTAGACGAAGACTTGGATAAGTGTGCGGAAGCTCACGTAGACAAGCACGTCAACAAAATGATTCTCGAAGCTGCCCAGTTGCTATGTACAGCAATCTGGGTAGACCAGCTTCTGGGTTTCGTACCTCGTGCTCTGAGCAAAGAAGAGTCGGCAGTATTGAATGAATACAAGAAAGACGAAAAGCCGCTAAAGCCTGAAGAGCGTAAACTCACACCTTACCTCGGTATGATGTATAATCACCCGAGTACAATTTGGACACGATCATCTCTCGACAATTACGAGTGGACTTGGTGCTATTCACACGCACTAGCAGAGGAATACCGATATAGATATGGAAAGGAGCATAAATCCTTTTGGCAAGTCATTAATAAATTACCCGACCCTAAGAATATGGAGAGGGTTGGCTTTACTGAGTTTGGCTTGGCTATGCCAGAAGAACTTAAAGACTATGCTGACCCTATTGGTAGCTACAGGATGTACTATCACCTGGACAAGGCTACCTTCGCATCTTGGTCCCACAGACCAGTCCCCCATTGGTGGGTATCGGAGCTCGCTTCATACGACTCGCGTATCACTAGAGATGGATAGAGGAAATTATGACTAAGAAACGAGACTACAGCCCAGATGACGTAGATAATCTTCGAGGTTCTTTTAGGATCAGTCACGATATCGCCGTAGCGGGCGCACGTAAATTTCGTAGTCTTCTGGAAACAGAGGATTATATTCAAACTTTTGGAGCATACAATGGCCAACAAGCTATACAACATGCTAAAGCAGGACTCAGGGCAATTTATTGTTCAGGATGGCAAGTTGCTGCCTCCGCAAATACTTCTGGCGAGGTTTATCCGGACCAGTCCTTATATCCTGTCAATAGCGTTCCTGATGTGGTTCGCAGTATTAATAACGCCTTTAGACGGCAAGATCAAATCGAGTGGATGGAGTCTGGTAACGGGTTTGAGTACCTACCCATTATTGCAGATGCCGAAGCAGGATTTGGAGGAGTATTAAATAGCTATGAACTCGCAAGAAACCTTATCGAAGCAGGGGCGGCTGCGGTCCATTTTGAAGACCAGCTTGCTTCCGCTAAAAAATGCGGACACTTGGGAGGAAAAGTTCTTATACCTCTATCTGATGCTCTGCGTAATCTTAACGCCGCTCGCCTTGCTAGTGACGTTCTTGGCACCGATACTGTTGTTATTGCTCGCACTGACGCAGAGTCAGCCCGACTACTCAGCAGCGATTACGATAGCCGAGACTACAAGTGGATGGATGGAGACCGAACAGAAGAAGGATTCTGGCCAATAAAAGGCGGTTTAGAAATGGGCATTGAGCGAGGGCAAGCCTACGCTGAATATGCAGACCTTGTTTGGTGCGAGACTTCTAAGCCGTGCTTGAAAGAAGCACGTCGTTTTGCAGAAGGTGTCAAGAGCGCAGTACCCGACGCTATGTTAGCATATAACTGCTCTCCTAGCTTTAACTGGTTCAAAGCAATTCCAGGTCGACAAGAGTTAATGGACTTTCAAAGAGAGCTTGGTAAGTTAGGCTTTAAATTTCAGTTTATAACTTTAGCGGGCTTTCACTCTACAAACTATGCAGTATTTGATTTCGCAAGGCAGTATATTGCAGAAGGCATGAACGCTTATGCGAATCTACAGCTACTAGAAACTAACGCGGCGTCTGTAGGGTATACAGGCGTTAAACACCAACGAGAAGTAGGAGTAAGTTATTTTGATAAAATTACTCAGATGTTGGGGGCAAAAAATACAGCAGCTCTTTCAGGTTCCACCGAAGAAGAGCAATTCTAATATTTGTATTTAGAGAAAGAAGGAATAATAACATGAGCAATATATCAGATGGCTGGACCAGTAGTTTAGACGGACAAGGGCTAAGCTATAAAAGCCCTGCGAAAGTGGTACACGATCCAGTAAATAGTCCCGCACATTATAAACGTGCGGATGTTGAATGTATTGATGCTATGAAGCAGATCACTTCTGCAGAAGGGTTTGAGGAGTATTGCCACTTAAACGCATTCAAATATATTTGGCGTTGTAAGAATAAACAAAACAAAACGCAGGATGTACAGAAAGCCATTTGGTATCTGCGCATGATGATAGGAGACGACCCACGTGAGCAAGGGGAGTAGACAACGGCCTACAGATACAGCCAAGTTTTTTGCTAACTGGGATCGTATCTTTAATAAAGATAAAGCAGATTTAAACTTCGAGAGTGATAATCCTCTCGAAAGACCCTATGAGCCTAGAAAGATAGAAGATACTACTTTCTGGAGGCATGAGTGTAAAGATTCTGTCTACTATGTAGAGACAGGATACGCGTGTAACTGGTGTGGTAAATTTGAAGATGGAAGCAATGACTAAGGAGATACTTAATGGTAAGACGAGTAAAGAAGAAAGATCACGAGAACCTCAGCGAAAGCAACATCAAGAAGGTTATGGATCTACTGAACTCCGACACACCGATATCCAAGAAGGAAGCTTGTGGGATGCTGAACATAGCATACAACACAACGCGCTTAAAAAGTATTTTAGATGATTACGAAGATAAAGTCAATTATAGAGCGTTACGTAAAAAGCAAAATCGAGGAAGAAGAGCGTCAAGCGTTGAAATTGCTGAGGCAGTTGAGCGATTCCTTTCCGGAGAGTCCCTCGCAGAAATCGCGTCAGGACTCTACAGATCAACAGGATTCGTCAAAGGAATAATCGAAAAAGTTGGAGTTCCTCAGAAGGAGGAAGGAGCATACGATTATCTGCCAGAAGAGTGCTGCGCCGAAGCCTTCGCTGATGGTGAGCTTGTGTGGTCTGCGCGCTATCATGGACCTGCAATCGTGGAACGGGAGATGTCTGTAAATTATCAAGCAGAGAATCTCGGGTTCCAAGACGTAAATTACGAGAAAAAATATTCTAGCAAATGCTACTCAATTTGGGTACTACAGAGTGTCGATCAAGACAAAGAAGAGCTGTGGGCCCGTGTCAATACCGGAGGCTTCTCCGCATACTCCCTCGCATATGATTTAGGTAAGCTCACCCACTTAAAAGAATACGGAGTTTCTCTCTCAAAGCTACAAAATAATTCTTGACATTGTGCCCATTTTTTCGTATAATATATGTATATTGAAATTGGGCACTTTTTAAGGAGAATATAATGTGGCACCAAGACCTGTCTACTCAAGAATATACTGGCACAGGTAAATATGCAGAAAATGTCGTACAGCACGTACTAGACTTCAGCGGCTACGAAGAGCGTAGCTTCAAAGAGCTAGTAAAGTGTTACAAAGACTATGGACAGAAGACACTGGCGTCAGCTATCTACACAGGAAATATTGACTTAGAAACTGGCAAGTATTATTTTGCTCAGCCTTGTGGTAGTCAAGCATCTCCTGATTTTATAGTAGTAGATGAGTACGGAGTACATTTTGTAGAAGTGAAGGCATCAAAAGATAATAGCTATGAGTTTAACAGCCACTTAGTTATGCCTGGATATACTTATGTATTTTCTAGTCCTCAAACGGGTTTTGTGGTAAAAGAAGGTAATGATATTATGGATCCTGAAGTACGACGTGAGATTGCTGAGACACAGCAAAGAATGAATGACTTAATAGAAGGTCACAAGAAAAGACTCGAGAAGTTGAACAACCCGCAGAATTGGCGTTTATACCCTCGAGGCAAGATAAATCACTCGAATATTTTCGCAAATTAACCCCTGTGAAAAATAGTTCTTGACTGAAATGTTATTTTTGAAATATAATAATATCTTATGATTAAGGGCAGGTATGTCTGAAAGATTTTATTTAGCACAACTGGCCGCGACAGGTAACTGTCCGGGGAACAAATCACCAACTAAAAGGAAACGCAAAATGGCGTGGGACGACGATAAAAAAGCAGCGGTTATTGCAGCATATGAAGCGCAAGACCCAACTCCAGAGAACAGCATGGAGATTGTAAAAGAAATTGCAGAAGAGTATGAAGAATCACCAAATGGTGTTCGTATGGTTCTGACAAAAGCTGGCGTATATGTAAAGAAAGCTCCAGCAACTGGAGGAGGCTCCTCAAGTACATCAAGCGGTGGCGGACGAGTGTCCAAGCAGGCCGCTCAAGATGCCTTGGTAGCCGCATTGAACGACGCAGGCCAACCCGTGGAAGAGGAAATTATTTCCAAACTTACTGGCAAAGCCGCTCAGTACTTTGCCTCCGTTCTAACTGCCGTAGGCCAAAACTAAACATAAACGCTTTATGTTTGGCAGGGAACGCAATGTTCCCTGCTTTTTTTCATTTGCGTGAAACAGCAAAGAGCATTGGACAGTAAAAGATTTTACCTACCTAGCTTGTAAAGGGGAACGCTGTGAAGAAAGACGAACTCGCAGGACTCGTAGATGAATACGGGGATGCGATTATTACATACAGAAGTAAGAATTCAAATAAGTTAAAGTACAATGTTTGTACTGTTGATTTTTCTACGGAGTATATAAAGAATAAAAATAATAGAGCAAAGGAAGATGATAAAACTTTACTGCTCTTTTGCTGGGATACAGACTCTTATAGACTTCTGGATCCAGAGAGTGTTACTAGTGTAGCTCCACTCTCTTCGATACTTAAAAACGAGGATTAGTTATGGAACTGCACGAAGCACCTGAAGCTTATAGCCGAATTGTACATTATGACGAGGCAAAAGAAGTTCAGGTACGATTAGTAATAAACTCATTTCGTGGAATTGAATACTTACACCTTAGAAAGTATTACTTAGATTTTAATGAAGAATGGTGTCCTTCGTCTGAGGGAGTTTCTATGCCCTTAGATTTCTATAACTCCAAAGAACTATTTAGTGGTCTCATCGAGATTCTTAGTTTAGCGGAGAGTAAGAATGTAATTGAAGAACACTTCCTTGACTTAATCCAGGACATTTATAAAAAATAGTTCTTTACATTTCCTTCTAAATTCTGTATAATAGTCTCTATTGATTAATGGGAGAAGCTATGTTAGATTTTTTGGAAAAGTGTACTGCAGCGTATTACTCAGGCTTTCCTATCATCTCTGACGCAGAGTTTGATAGTTTAGCAGAGAAGTACAAGTTTGAACAAGTCGGACATCAGGTTACTGATGGAGTTGCTCATCTACACCGTATGTACTCTCTTAAAAAAGTGTTTAACTTAGCTGAAGTCGAAGGTACCACTTTAAGGTACGTTCGAACTCCCAAACTAGACGGAGCGGCGGTGTCGTTGAGATATATCAACGGTCATTTTGCCCTCGGTCTTACAAGGGGCGACGGCATTCTAGGGCGAGACATCACTCTCAAACTAGAAGAGCTTGTACCACCTACAATCGGTATTACCGAAACTGTACAAATTACAGGTGAAGTCGTCTGTCCCAAAACTATACCAAACGCTCGCAACGTAGCATCGGGGTCGCTCAATATCAAGGACATTTCCGAGTTCCGAACTAGGGCTCGGGATCTAGTCTTTGTAGCTTACGACATCCAAGGAAAAGAATACTCCTCTTTTCAAAAAGCTATGGACTGTTTGGCTCATCATGGTTTTCATACTGTGACACACTTCGATGCTTCCGACTATCCTCAGGATGGAGAAGTTTTCCGTGTAGACAGCTATAATTCCTACTATAAGATGGGATATACATCTCACCACCCTCGTGGAGCTTTTGCTCTCAAAGAGCAAAAAGAGGGTGTAATTACAGAATTGCTTGATGTTGTGTGGCAAGTTGGTCGATCAGGAGTTGTGAGTCCTGTGGCTATCTTGAATCCGGTCGAAGTGGAAGGAGCTATCGTGAGAAGAGCTACTTTACACAACATTGAGTACATTCGCTCCCTCAACCTTGAAATCGGTTGTACAGTCGAGCTAATTCGAAGTGGTGAGATTATACCTCGAATTGTTCGTCGAGTTGACTGACTCCCACATAATAAAAAATAGTTCTTGACTTTTTGAGTTCATTCAATATATAATATACGTTCAATTTCTGAAGGAAGTAATCTGTGTATCAAATATCGCCACCAACTGTTTGTCCCTCTTGTGAGGCGCGTCTAGTTTGGAATAACGATCTTTTGTACTGCCACAACCCGAACTGTGGCGAGCAGGCTTTTAAAGGAGTTGAGCATTTTGCCAAGACTCTAAAAATAAAAGGACTTGGCCCTGTGGCTATCCAAAAACTTGGGTTTAGATGCCCGTCCGAAATTTATCGTATTACTGAGAACGATATCTTAGCATCGTTGGGTTCTAAAAAATTGGCCGCAAAGCTCTATGGGGAGATTGTTAATTCTTTTAACGCTCCCCTAGAGCTACTTTTACCTGCTTTTGGTATTCCGTTAATCGGGAAAACGGCAACAGCGAAGCTGTCTGAGACTGTATCACATATTACTAACATTAATGCAGACACTTGTGAGCGTGCCGGATTGGGCCCAAAAGCGACACAAAACTTATTAGACTGGATGGAAAGTATGCTTCCATTCTTTATGGAAGAGTTGCCAGTTAGCTGGTATTTCTCAGGTACTTCCAATCCTGTAGCGAGTAAGGGTACTGTATGTATCAGTGGACGCTTGAAGAGTTTCAAGAGCAAAGCTGATGCTACATCTGCTCTGAATGCGGCAGGTTATGAAGTAAAATCTAGTCTAACAAAAACAGTAGGATTTCTAGTCAACGAAAGTGGCGTAGAGTCCGCTAAAACACGTCAAGCCAGAGAATCTGGCATTGAAATCATCACTAATCTTAACTCTTTTTTGGAGAACTAATATGGCACTTCCTAAGTGGACGGATGAGCGTACAGAAGCATTGATGAGCTTCGTAGGCGAAGAATCCCCAGTATCACAAGACACTGTTGCAGAAGCAGCAGAGCGTCTTGAAACATCAACTCGTTCTATCTCTAGCAAGCTCCGTAAGATGGGCGTAGACGTCGAACTCGCTTCAGCGCGTAGCGGACGTTCTTTCAGCCCAGAGCAGGAAGCTACTCTTACTGCTTTCGTTACTGACAACTCTGGTCAGTTTACTTACACTCAGATTGCTGAGAACTTTGAAGGCGGCGCTTTCTCTGCCAAGTCTATTCAGGGCAAGATCCTGAGCATGGAGCTGACTGACCACGTCAAGCCTGCTCCCAAGGTAGAGACTGTACGGTCTTACTCTCCTGACGAGGAAGCTACTTTCATTTCTATGGTAAATGATGGTGCTTTCGTTGAAGCTATCGCTGAAGCTCTTGATCGTTCTGTGAACTCAGTTCGTGGTAAGGCTCTTAGCTTGCTTCGTTCAGGCGACATCGACGCTATCCCACGTCAAGAGCACACCAAGGGCGCTTCTAAGGAAGATCCTCTGGCTGAAATCGGTGACCTCGCAGCTATGACTGTTGAAGAGATCGCTGAAGCTGTTGGCAAAACAGTGCGTGGCGTCAAAACTATGCTGACTCGCCGTGGTCTGGTTGCTTCAGACTATGACGGTGCTGCGAAAGCGGCTCGTTCAGCAGAGTAATTAACCTAAGCTTTTAGGTTGATGGACAACTGCTGGGCAATCCAGCAGTTGCTTTTTTATGTTCGGGGACTTCATTGAATTTATCTAGCGCGTTAATTAAACAAATACTAGACACGGGTGATTTTGAAACCTGGAGTCAGTTACGCAAAGATTATCTACCCTCCGAATATCATAGATTACACACCGTAATCACTAAGCACACTGAGAATCACCACTCTCTCCCTACTTTCGAGAACCTTGAACTCGGTATTCGCGATCAGCAAACCAAAGAAAAACTATTAGCGATTGCTTCGGTAGAAGTTGAAACCGAGGCTGAGATGCTATTAGAGTATCTGAAAAACGAATACCTCCAAGCTGAAACTTTCAATGCTCTTGAAGAGTACATTGACAAGTCTATCGCATTCGAAACCGCTAAAGAAACAGTAGATCACCTACATGATATCGTTATGCGGTTGGAAGAGAAAGTAGATTTGGAAGACCCCGCAGAATCTATGAAGAGCATTGCGCTGTTCGACTCTGATGAAGAAGTGGCAAGTTATCTACCTCTAGGTTTAAACGCCGATTACGATCAGTCTTTCAAATTTTCTCCGAAAGACCTTATTCTTGTCGGGGGCCGCCGCGGGGGTGGTAAATCTATAACGTGTGCGAATCTTGCCCATAACGTATACGAAAGTGGTAAGTCTGCGATCTATTTCACTATTGAGATGGACAGTCGTTCTATTCTTCAGAGAATTTGTTCGATTGCGACAGGCATTTCTCACAATCGTTTACGTTCGCGGCAACTTGGTGTAGCTGAGTGGGAAAAAGTTGCGAAGTGGTG